AATTTCTGCGCGCCGGGTTGATAATAGAACAAGCTCTCTCGCCTGCTCGGATCGCATTGCGGCAAGGTTTGCTGAGGCAAGTTCAGCGGCCTTGATAACGTCAATTTGTGCGCGTTGCTCTTCGGATGCTTGCTTGATCTGATCAGCATACTTCGCATTGATCGCAACCCGCCGCGCCTCAATAGCCTCTACGGTTGTGGCGCTTCCGATCAGTTCGAGGTACTTGATGTTGATGGCGTTTGCTTGCTCTGCGTATTTTCGCATTGCCTCGGACCTGGCAATGTCTGTGTCGCGCAGCTTGCTTGCCAAGTCCAACTGAATCTTTTGGTCTTCGGTTGCAGCCTTCTCCATGGCCCCACGAACGCGATTCTGACCTTCAGGCGTCTTGGCGCTTCCCAAATCAGCGGCGAGTCGGGCCTTCTGTTTTTCGTAGGAAATTGCCTGCGCCTCGGATTCGGCCTGTATGTCTGCTATTTTTTTGTCGAAGTACGCAGAGGCTGAAATCTCTCCAAGCTTGTAAAGACGATCTTGCTCTGCCTGGTAGAACTTGAACAGCTCCAGGCTTCGCTTCATGCTTTCCGCTTCTGGATTGGCAAGGTCGAAGACCTCGCGCTTTGAGCCCCCGCCACCGCCGCCTGAAGAGCCGCCTTTTTTCGCGTAGCTTTCTTTGATCTTGGCGATGCGCTCTTGGACTGCGCTTTCCTCCAGCCCCGCCTTGCGCATCGTTGCGGTTTGCTGCGCAATGTCTTTGCGCATCTTTTGTTCATCGCTCAGGTATTTCAAGCCGTCTTTTTGGGCTTGGATTCCCGCCTTTTCTTTGTCTGCGCGTGCGGCGGCGCTGTCGCCTGCACGCTTGTTCAGGCTGCCGATCTCTCGCAGCCGCTCCACCTCTGCGGTTGCCCTGGCTATGTTGCCGTCCAGCATGCTGCCGAAAAACGATTTTTCGCCGCCATAGAGCTTTTGTGCGCCCTTTGTGTCGTCTAGCAGCTTTTGGGCCTTCTTGAGCTGCTCGTCAATTGAGGTTGTGCGACCAACACCAAGCATCGCGTCCCATGCTTCTTTCGCAACGCTCATCAGCCCACGGAAAGCCCTCTCGATGCTCCCTAGGTTTGAAATCATCTCGCCACTTCTGCCGTTCAAGGCGTTGGCATAAGCCTCTTGAGCAATGGCTGCGGCCTTGGATTCTTGGCCCAGGTCGATGGCGGCTTGAATTTGAGCATAGGTGCTGGCCGTCAGGTAATTCATCGACTCGTTCAGGCGCGCTGAAGCGCCCACGGGGTCTTTGCCCAACTCCGCAAAGTTCTTCACGATGTCGGCTGTCGCTGTGCCGAATGCCTTTTCCGCTTGTATCGCTGCGTTTGCGAATTCTTGCAAGCTGGCCCGGCCCACCTGGCCTGTTTCCGCCAACTGAGCCAACACCTCAGCCGCCTTGCCTGCCGTAGCCCCAAAGCCTTGCCCCATTGCGTTGGCCATGCCTGCGAGTTGGTCTGTGCTGGCTCCTGCGGCGTTGCCAGTGTTCACCAGGGCCGCCCTGAATGCGTCAACCTCTTCGCTGCCTTGCTTGTACGCAATGGCCAAGGCAGCGACTGCCGAAACAACCAGATTCACCGGCGTGGCAAGTGCCGCGATGTATCCGCCCATTGACCTCGCAGCCGCACCAATGCCGCCAAACTGATCCTTGAGCTGACCGCCCTGTTGAAGCAAAACATTCAATGGGTTTTGCCCGCCCTGCAAGCTAACAACGATGTCGGTGAACTGGGCTGGTAAGGTAGATTGAGCCTGCCTAAGTTGACCGGCCGTAAGGCCATTTGCGTCACGCGCCTTGCTTGTGTCGGTCCTTACCTTCACCTCTGCCGGGATTTCAATCGGCTTTCTGGCCAGCTCTTTTGCCAGCGCCTCGCGCTCTTTGGCAACCTCCACGCGAGCGGTGGAAATGGCTTTTCGGTAGTTGTCGCGCACGGCATTTGTGATGCCAATTCCGCTTTGAACCGCCGCATCTTTGACTTCGGTGAATTGGCGCTGCAGCTGCGCCAATGACGCCCGGGCCTCAAGCAACCCCTTTGAGGTGTTGTTGATCTGCTTGATTGCCTCGGCTGTGGCCTTTGCTGAGTCCGATGTTTTGTCAAGCGCATCTTCTGCTTGCTTGACGGCCTGGGTCAACTCTTTGGTGTCACCAGAAATCGTGATATTGAGTTTTGGCGTTGTGGCCATTTAAGCTCCAATTGCGCCAAAAAGAGCGCGGTTTGATCGCTGGCGCACCGCTGCAGAAACAAAAGCATCAACCTGCTTAAAAGTGTAGCCACCGACATCCAAAAGAGAGTGGCCTTCGCTGATCAGGAGTTGGGCTGTGTCAAACCACCCGTCATCATTTTGCTCACCCGGTTCAGCGACACCGGAAGCTGCACGACGAAAAAATCGATGTTCTCCTCAATAATCTTTTCGATCAGATGCAAAAGGACAGGAAGGCGCATGGACTCAATAACGTCCAATGGCTGATTGGTAATGCTGGCAACAATATTAAGCACATCTTGAATGTTGCCCTCGACGGCCTCCATGATGTTGTCTTGTCCATTGATTCCGATTTTGGCGGCAAATTTTACGACCTGTGGAAACTCGCGAACATGGAATTCACGAATTGTAAAATCTTTATCTTGAATTTTGATTGTTTTTTCAACTGGAAACAGAACGTCGATGTTGCTCATTTTTTACCTTTCAACTACAGTTTGATTTGATTAATTTAACAGGTTTCTTCAGAATAAGTCACCACATTAAACCAAGTTCCTTCGCTGGTATTTTTCAAACGGACGCTGCCTGTAAGTGTGATTTGCTCTATTTCTGTGCTAATCATATTTAGATTTCCTGTTGGGCGAAATTCAACATATGGAACAAATAACTGAATTTGTCCACCAAATTGATTAAACCCATCGAACTTTAAAGCTCCCCTGGCTCCGCACCGCGTGCCAGCGTTATGCCTGGCCTGACTCGGGCCGTATTCAAGAAGCGAACTGAGCGCCATCGACAAGTTCTCAGGCGTCATGCAACTGAAGGTGAGTTCGATCCCACACGAAATCCAGCCGCAGCAAGTGTCATTAAGGTCGGCGTCAAGTGGAACCATGTCGTCCACAACCGGCATCAACACAAGGCGGCTGGCATTGCCAATTTCTCGCCAGACTTCAGGCTCTGACGAGAAACTTACTTTGCCGCGATAGAAGGCGCAGCAATCGGACATCAGATGGCCAGGCTGCCGTACTGAGAAAAGCCGGTGCCTTCACCACGGCATGGATCGCGCAGGATTTCCAGCATGTATTCGGCCGATGCAACGTCTGTGCCGATCAGCGGGATTCCATTGACTGGATTCATTTTGACGCGATACAGGTAAACACTGAATGGCTTGTTGCCAAAGCGGTTCACGCCGCTGTAAAACAGAGAGAATTCTTTTGCCGATGTGGTCAGCATGTCAACCAGGCTGTACTCGCTGTGCGTCACCGAAACGTCAGTTGCCGAAGGAAAGTTGGTTGTTACCAGTCGGCTTGCGGGTGGGATTATCAGGCCGTTTGGCGTAGCAACAAAGTCGCGGCCTGGCTTTGCAGGGCCGTCATCCGCAGCAAGTCCAATGCCAACGAACTGGGCTGTGTCAACGTCCGTGATCGGGTTGCCGTCAGCGTCCAGAAACGGGATGAATGTGTCCAGGCCATGAACAGTGATTTCAATGGTCTGCGTTTGTGCGGCTTTTTTAGAAATGTCGCCAGACCAGCATTTTGCAAAGTTGTCGGCAGAAAAGCACATGCCAGTGATTTTCGCAGTCGCGGACTCAATCCACGACGTCTGACATTCAGTCCCACCACCAATGTCCATGTAGTTAGGGACCTTCAGCTCAGAGACGGCAGCATCAATGCTGAAGCTGGAGCAGTTGCCCAAGCCAATGTAAGCGGAAGAAGATTCGATGGCCGCGCCGCAACATGGATCGTATGGCTTCAGATAGATTCTTCCAATGCCTGCAAAGCAGCAGTTCTTAACTTCGGTTGTACATTCAGCCATTTTCGTTCCCTTTCAAGAAACTTGATTCAAAAAAATTTGCCGAGGTTTTCCGCCTCAGTAATGAACTCAACATCAACCCATGCGCTCGCCATCATCCCGCGCCCTTCGGCACTGAAAGACATGTTTGCACGTCCGATGTCGATCTTGGTGCACCCCGCAAGAGGCATGCACAGCAGTAGCGCCTTGATCTCGTCCAGCAGGGAGTCGACTTCGCAAGCGAAGGCCAAGCCCCCGTCCGTTTCGTTGTATTCCTCTTGCTTGAGAATCCCGGCCACTGTGAATGTGGTGGTTTCCCACATGTCGTCTTCGGTAGGCTGCTCGGGCGCGTTGAACACGATGTTTATGGCGGGGAGCTCCTCGACGCCAAAGGGCACGCGCCGCTCATGAAAGACTCGATGCGCTGCCGCTGTTTTGTTTTTGACGCACGCCTCCAAGGCGCGCCGCATTTCGGGGCGCTTCACCATGTCCTCCCGTTTGATCGGCGCTGGTGAAGGCGTGCACGCTGGTAGCCCATGCGATCCATGACGGTCACAACAAGAAGCTCCTGTTCGCCCTTCATGATGCGGTCGCCATGCTCCAGTCCGCCAAGGCCATACGCCGCCAACTCATCCATGGCCACGTCGATATACATGGCGGTGTCGTCAACAACCGATGACCCGTCATCTTCGAGCGTCTGAACATGCTTTTCGATCAGCACGGCAGTCAGCGGGTAGGCCGCGCCGCGAATAAGTCGCAGTGACTCACCCATCTCAGCCTGGACGGCTGAAAATGCTTCCCGCGACAGGTCGAACATGCTCACAGTACCGGCCCCTCAGCAAGCAGGACAGTTGAGCCGCTAACCAGTGTGCCAAACACTTTGTAGCGGCCTGCAAAGCCGCCAATTCGCCGGGTTTGACCGCCGGTTACATCGAACCATGCAGTTCGCTGTTGACCGGGGTTTGTGGTGCACCCGGCAGAGCGATAACTGCCGCTCGCCAAGCTGTTCAGGGCGTAGCCAACAATCTGCGCGCTTGCATCGCAACCAACACGGACAGGCACAGTGGCCTTGCCTGGTACAGGGGTCGGGTAGAGCAAGCCCACAGGGGTGCCATCGCACAAGTCCAAGGACACCGTGGCTGCTGGGTCTGCGCATGCACCCGGCACGAACATAAAACCCGCACCGCTGCCATCGCACCCCTTGAGTGGCGTGGCATTGCCAGAGGTGGGCCAGTGCGGCACGCATCCAGCTTCGTAGAGCTTGCCAGACACCTCCAACGAGCAAGTGGCGTTGCAGCCGCACCCGTCCACCGACTCGAAAACCAACCGCACAGATTCAATGCCTTCGGGCCAAGTGCCATCGTCGCCAAAGACAATGGCGCGGGCGTCAACCGCTAGGTAGTCGGTGCCGCAGTCCAGCCACAACTCGCAATCACAGCCGCAACAGGATGATGGTTTTCGAGCGTACATCTCTTGACCTTATTGAGGCATGAGCATAAATGAGCCTGTCCCGGCATACTTATTGCCCACAAAGTCCGTGAATGTGATCGGAACCCCGAATGGCGTGGCAGGGGTCCTTCCAGTAAGGCTAGAATTTGAAAATCCGTATAAAACAGAGTCCAAGACAAAAGAATTTGGAAGATGGCTTACACCATCGACTGCAAGCTCCCGAAAAACACCAGCTGCAGGCATTGGGTTGCCATTCGATGTTTTCTTGATTGCGAGTCGTAAATTGCCAAGTGGATCGGCTATGAAGCCGATGTCAGTAAGCTGGATAACTGAATCGTCTGAATATAAGGGCAAATAGAGTTTTCGGCCAGCGGAAGAAAACTGAATCTCACCCGTCAGCGGGTCGCGCTTTTCGAGGTAGCCAAAAATTGCTGGCACAATCGCAACCGGCGAATCAATGGGGATTTGTGCGCCAGTTTCAGGGTACAGGCCAGAAATCACGTAAGGGGCCGCAGTAGTTCCAGCGCCAGAGACCTTGACATTGCTGCCCTGCGTGACTTTGGTTTCACTGCCGTCAGGAACAGGCAGGCCGTCAACCTTTTCGACTAGCGCATTGAAAGCAGCGCATCCAACAAGATCGGTCATATCAGTTTCTCCAATTAACAAATTATCGCAATTACCAAAGTAAAAATCAACACAAAATAATTTTTATTGCGTTTGTCAATTCATGGATTGAGCACTCGCAGCAGTTCTTGCTGCCTCAAGTCCCAGCTCGATGTATTCTTTTCGACACGCTTCAAAAAGTCCGATGGTTTTGGCTGCATAGTTTCGGAGATTCCCGGCGCTGGCACGCTCAATGGCGGCTTCGTGCTCTGCTTTGACGCGCATCCTGTCAGCGCTGCGCACGCGCACAGCAGCGTCAGCAATCTGAGTTTGGGCATGGTTGTAGTCTTTCTGTTTTTCGGCAACGGCTTCGACCTGCCGGGTGATTTCCTTGGCTTGCTCGCGCAAGGTGGCGTTTTCCAGCGCCAGCCAATGGGCGCGCTCTTTCCCCACGCCCGATTGGTGCCCGCCAAAGAAGGACAAACCCATAAGCGCAGCGGCGACACCAGAGATGACAGCAGCTCGAATCACTTGTATCCACCATGAGTACAAGAGAAATGCACAGCGTCTTTCGACTTAAAAAAGTACCCGGCGGCTGGATGAACGCCGAATGGTGGAGCGACCTGCATCCACAGTTCGGCCAATGGTTTGTAGGCTTCGGGTTGACTTTGAAACACGCCGTCCGTGAACAGCAGCAGGTCCACGGCCAAGCGTTTCGTGTGCAGTGATTCAGCGATCCCCACGCCTTGTTTTGCGTAGCCCAAGGCAACCCACTCGGGTCGGTGCGCCTCACCCATCGTCACTTGATGCCTGCCGTTGTCGATGCGGGGTATCTGCGTGATGAAGTAAGCAATGGCCTGCGAGCACCGGGCTTGGTAGTTCGATAGCTTTGGCGACTCGGTCGGCGGTGGCAGAAAAACCAAGGCCGCAGCAGCCGCAGCCAGTGCGGTGATTGACTTAATCGGGGTTCTCATTTTGTATCTCCACTTGAGGGATTTTCAAGTCGGCCAGCCGCTCGCGAAGGATTTGCATTTCGAGCGCATGCCTCTCTAGGCCGCGTCGTTCGTCTGTTTCTCGCTGTTCGTCGCTAAGGCGCTTTTCTTCTTTCGCCGCTTTTCGCCGACTGTACGACTCCATAACTTGGAGCAAAAGCCCGCACACCGCGACCGCCACGCCGACCACCGTGACGACATCCAGCGTTGCGTAAATGCCAGCCGCTCCAGCAGCGGAGCCGCCCCCAAGGATTTTGAAGCCCCATGCTTCGGCGGCGTGCTCAACGGTTGCTTCTGTTCCCATTTTTTACCCCTGTAAACGTAAAGAGCTACGAGAAACATAATCGGCATCGACCCCAGCCGGTAAATTATGTTCTGCATTTCCGGTGGCAAATGCTCTACCGCCGGGATTGTGAAGTGCCCCGTTAGAGTCATTACCGCAGTCAACAGGTAGGTTAGGCGTAGTGCCTTTTTCATTGATCATCCTCAACAGTTCTGCCATAAGGGCATCAGGCGTAATTTGAGCGCCGGGATTTTCACCAGTAAGGGCAACCCACATTCTTTCAAAACAGTTCAGCCTTTTTCTGTCTGTAATTCTGAATGGAAGTTTTATCCCCAGCATTGTGAAATGGTCGTACTCCATACTTGCCACTTGTTCAAGCCGGAATGTAGCTATTTTATCTGACACTGGAGTTTCAAACAAATCCCAGTCTTGATGGTTTTCCAAGTCCGTGATGACCATCCCGTCTTTTGTCGTATCCCAAAGCTTGCCGCCAATAATAACCCCGCCGTGCGGGTAGGCGCTCTTGATGCTCCACCTTGTGTAACGGCTAAAAAGGGCCTTAAAAAAACCGGGGGCGTTGGTTTTTCTGAATGCGAGTTTCATTGGTCGTCCTTATGGGGCCAGGTCAAGTTGAGAGTTGGTCTTTGGCGTCAACTGCCTGAAACCCTGTGTTGGTATCTCAGCCGGTGCGAATCGAATTTGGTTACCGATTTGAAATGCAGCAGCACCCCACGAGTACAAAATCCCGCGATCTGTCAGCACCGTGTACTGAGCGCCAAAAGTTGACGCCACACTGTTTGAACTTGATTGCACCCCTACGACCAGCCCTGGCACAGGCACTCGCTTAAACAAGTTTTGACCCGAAGCTAAAACGGCGTTTGTGCCCCAGCCATTTTCCCCGTTTGCAGCGCCCGTTGCGCCTACAGATGTCCAGACTGTACCTTGGTCTGTGTGAATCAAGGCGCTGCCTGCATGGGCACGAATGTCAATCACGCTGCCTTGATATGCTCCCGTCCCCATCAATGTTGGGGTGGTAATATTGGCACCGGAAGCTCCTGAGTTAAACTGTTGATTGTTCCGGCCGGTCATAACTGCACGTTTGTCGGTAGTTAGGTAGTAATAAAACTCACTACCATCTGCGTCACCGGAGAATACTTTACTGTAAACGAATCCGTTACTTGGAAGCGCTTCATATACGGTGTTTGCATTGCCAGTACCATCCCCAAACTTTCCGGCTGTTGTATTGATGCCAATTGCATGACGAACGCCGCCTGCTATCAGCATCGTGCTGTTTGCGTCCATTGCGAAATCTGTTATCGGGTTTCCAACAAAACCAGGCACAAGCGTTGGCGTGGAGATAACTGTCGTTGCCCCCGCTAATATGCGCTGAGTTGCATTCGCACCCCAAACATACATAGTTCCATCTGCGCCCAAAGCCCCACAGCATGGCGTGGCGTCGGCTGCGATGTAAATCTTGGTGTACTTCTTTGCAGGAATGGCAACTTGGTTCCAAACCTTATTTGCTACGACCGTTCCGTTGCCGTAAATGCCAGATGTGCCGGACGCGCCTCGGACCCAAATTGTCCCATCTCCTGCTAACGCGATCAAATTGTTGCTGGCGTAACTCAACCAGAACTTGATGACCTTTACCGCCCGCTTGGCCCAGAAAGCATCCGGGACAAAGGCGGGAGTGATGGCAGTAGATACGCCGTTGTCCGAATCTGTCATGGCGGTCATGAATGCGGCAGAACCTGAGTAATACAAGATCCCGACATCGTCAATTGCCACCGCCCCTGCGTTGTTCATCTGAACATCCACAGCCCAAGCATCCCGAATGCTTAGTGCCGCGTAGGGAATGTTGTTTTGGTAATACGTGAACGGGCGCTTGCGGACCCCTTCGCCCGCCGCTGGCGAGACAATTGAGCCATCGTCGGTGTGGTAACTATTTGATTGCCCGTGTCCTGCCACGCAGTCTCCGAGTATGTACGTTCCACCGTTGTCTGAGCGTGGCGCTAAGTACCTGCCGGGCATTCGGATGCCGCCAGCAGAAACCGGGCCGCTTGCAATAGACACAAGAGGGAGCACGTCAGATGCCTTCGCCCATGTGTCTGTTGCCAATGTGTAAATGTAGACGCCAGCAGGCGAGCCGGTGGCGTTGGTGAGGATGGTCCACTTTTCACCGTTAACCAATGCGGGAGTGGTCTTGGCTACACCAAAAGAACTAGACAACACTGCTCCGGCAGCGTTGGTATCAACGTTCCACCGTAACACATCACCTGCGTTTGGGCCGTCGGTGACGATGTACCGTTCACCTGGAACCTTGTTTGCCAACGCTGTGAGTTGGGCTTGGGTGCCAATTGCAATTGCAAAAGACACAGGCTCTGCTAGTGCTTGTTCGGCCCGTTCAACAATCACAGCCTTGCCATTGCTGTCCACGAAATAAACAACGCCTCCAACGGTCACCATCTGATTTTTGAAAGCGGTGTTCAGTAAAGGATCAGCGGTGCTCGGAGCCGTTCCGCTTGATGTGTTTGTGAGTGGCAGTTGAGTGGCCTTTTCGACCACCGCCGCTTTGCCGGTATCGTCAACAAAATAAAGAACTTCGCCAACAGTAACAATTTGGTTTTTGAACGCCGTGTTGTCTGCCGGGGTGGTCAAGCTAGGGGCTGTGGCGCTGACAGTGTTTTTGAGTGGCAGCGGCCCACCGCACGCCACACCACTCCACCCATCGGGCTCGGTTGTGGAGACATTACCATCCTCATCAACGTACTTGACCGACTGATCGCAAGCACAGTCGTCCACTGGAATGACCTTCCACACGGTCTTGCCCGCTGCACAGCCTTGCACTGTGAAAAAAGCGCCGAGAGATTCTTCGTCATTCGGTTTGTCGATTTGCGATCCCATGATTTTCCTTCTTTTTTAGATCACGGCAAAAAAGTCGTGTCTTATCTCCCCAGCGATAATCCGCACGTTTTGCCCCGTTGGGTTAATAAATATGGTCTTGACGCCGACTAAGTTAAACGGGTCTGTAGGGCCGGAGGTGAACGTGTTGATCGTCGCGACAGTAGGCCCCGAAACTTCACCGCCGTTGGCGGGCCTGCGAAAAACTGGCAGGCGGGTTGTTGCTATCGGCGTGGTTTCATTGCCCCGTTGCAATCCGATGTCGTAAGGAGTCAAGACGCCAGTACTTAGGTTAAAAAACACTCGCTGCTGAATATTCAGTTGCAACGTGTTTGCAAACTTAATCACGTTGGCAACGGGGTCATGGAATATCATTCCCGCAGGAAACGTGTTTAACTGTTGCACGTTTGGAGTCAGATCAAAAGTTCCTCCAGCCGGCACATTTATATCCCCCGTGATCGCCAGAACGAAACGAGCGTGCCGGTTCAGTACCAGACTATCGGGAGCAGAGCATTCGCCACCAACCCACCCTGCGGGCGCAGTTGTGGTGACGTTGCCCGACTCGTCAACGTACTTGACCGACTGATCGCAAGCACAGTCGTCAAGCGGCACGAGTTTCCACACCGTGACGCCTGCGGCACAACCTTGGATCTGGAAATACTTCCCGGCGCTGTTTGGACTAAGCCCGCTTGTTTGTGATCCCATCATCTTTCCTTTGATCTTGCAACTCAAAAGCCCCTTGCTTTTACTCAAGGGGCTTCAGGCTTGCTTAGAGCTTAGACCTGCGTTGTGGTCAGTGTGTAGACGAGGCCATTCAGTTCAAACTGGAACACGTCACCGATTTGGAAGTTTGCCAGCGTCAGGAACTCGCCCGTCAAGCTCGTTGGCTCGATGCCGGTTCTGTCAGCCTTCACGACAAACGATGTTGAGAGGAGGGGGCCACCCTTCCAAATTGGGTTAAAAACAGGGCTACCACCAAGAGCGGTGAAGGTGGTTCCGGCAGGCAAGAGCGTCAAGAACGTGACGTCTTGCTTAGCCAACACATCAAATGCAGGGGCGTCTTCAATTTCAGGCATCAACACTTCGTTGCACAGAGCGGCACGCTCGGACATAAACGAAACGTCACCACCCAAAACGGAAGTGGTGGGTGCGCCTGCGGAGTCAACCACCGTCACTTCCACTTTGGCGACGAAGCCGATCGGGCCGAGGTCGTAACCTGCGCCGCCAGCTTCGGCGAAGTAGGTTTCTTCTTTCAGTTCGAGGTCGTCAGGCGTGCAGACGTTGCAATCGCCTTTGTCGAGGTACGACACCACAATCTTCAAGCGGTCACACTCATTGGTCTTCAGGACCTGGCCGCCATAGGGAACCTTGTCGCCGACAGCAGCAGCGTACACCACAGCCGGGGTGGCGCCAGCGCCAGCAGCAATGGTCACAGGGGTAGGTGCGGTGCGCACTGGAGCGGCTGTGGGGTTGCCCGAGCAGCCGCTGGAGGTTCGCGAAACGAGTTGTTGGCCCATGATGGTTCCTTTTTACTTAAAACGAGGAGTTGCTAATGATTGTGATCGTCGATAGATCACATGTTCCGTCCACGACCTCAAGGCCGGTGACAGCGAACGGGGCTTTGAAAGTCTGCGTGCAGTATGAGGTAGCGTCAGCCGGGATGATGAAAGACCCTACGGAGGTCGTCACTCTAACGTCGCACGCAGCAGTTTTCAGAAATGAGAAACTCGTGCCCGGAAGTAAGCCGGACAAGTTGTTGGCAGTGGCGCTTGAAACAGATTGAACAGGAGCCGTCTCGCACTTTCCGGGGACCAACACAGCGCCTGGGGGCGGCGACACAAGAGCGCCGGTGGATTGGTCGGTGTACCAAACAACGCCGGTAGGCTTGCCGTCCTTTTTGACAATATGTCGGCGCAGAAATTCACCATCCACGCACACATCATCATCGTCAGATTCGAGGCCAGACGAAGTGCCACCACCGCCTGGCGTTGAGCCTTCGCAGAAATAAACGGGAATGGCTTGTCCTGGCTTCACAACGACTTGCATTATCTGCCCGCTCAGGCCGGTGGCAGGGGTCGCTTCGCCCGCGCAGTTTTGACCTTCCAGTGTGATCGGGCTTGGCGGCAATACCCCCCCGCCACCCTCTCCGCCGCTATCCGCGACGCTGCAAAGTAGTTCGGTTAAAGGGACGGTGCAACGGTCAATTTCTGAGCCAGCATCGCCGATCCACTTCTCATTTGTCCTGGCGCAATCCTCGTCGCGATCATACGTGTGCTTGCCTTTACGGACGGTTCCAGATGGATCGTCGGCCAGGCGGTAGCACCAATCTTCGGCGACTGAGCAAGCCTTACATGATGGGGCTGCGCCGCCTTCGCGGCGCACGGGTGTTGGGCAGTTGTTTTTTTTCGCCATTGTGCGCCGTTCGGTGTAAATGAGGATTCAATGCAGCCGCCCGATTCCGGGCGGCTGGGATCAATGCACTTACTTCAGTGACAAGGTTTTTGCTGTCTTTGCAGCAACCGAGCAGTCGATTTGCTCAGGGCCGCACGACATGTTGAGGCGAATGATCGCGTCAGGATGCTTGACGATGGGCAGGTAGTTGGATTCGGCCAACATCTTGATGCCTTCAGCGTCATCTTCACTGCGTTCGCAGATCAACTTTTCCCACATGTACACCAAGTTGCGCGCACGGGTGTTCACAAAGTTGAGCGTCTTGGGAGGAGCAACCAAGAGCTCATACATCTCAAAGCCACGAGGCACGATGGGGAACATGATCGCTTCGTCGTCGCCGATGTATTCCACGGGCTCACCGCTCACTGGATCATTGGCGACAGTGCCCCAATACTCCATTACCTCGACACCTGGGATCAGGCTGAAGCGGAAGTTTGCGGCGTTCCCCATAGTAGTGTTCCATGCGTCAAAACTTCGCTTATAGACATCGCGGAAGTTGTCGTGAGCCACCAGGCGGTCGAAGAAGTTTTTACCGGCAATCACGCGCCAGCCGGTAGGCACGAACGAACGAGCCGCACGCTGCGAGACACGAACCGCATTACGGAACGCGCCGATCACGTCTGTGCCAGCTTCGTTGATTGGGATATCAACCGACTTTTGGGTTGCGCCAAAGATTTGGAACAGGTCGGCCAGCACGTTCACGCCGCCAGCGTCCATGACTTTGCCCTTGAGCGCACTCAGCAAGCGGTACTCGTAGGTGATATCAAAGTTCATCTTCATGCGGGCCAACACCTTTGCGCGCTCGTCGGCCACGCTTGTGAAGTCCACTTGGAATCCAGTGGTTTCAGCGCGCACGCCGCTGATATCACATGCCCACAAGGCATCTTCGAGCTGCGTGTGGGGAATCTGGATGGGGAACATCTCACGGGTGGGCGAGCCCTGAGTCACCTTGGGGTCGCAGCACCATGGGGATGCTGGGATCAGGCCGGGGGTGTAGTCGGAGCGGTCAATGGCCACAGTTTCAGTGAACGTGCCCTTGAACTGGAACAGATTCATGTCGGTGATCTGGCCATACATCACCGGCATCTTGTTGATGATGTTGGTGACTTCGATGGGCTGCATGGGTTTCAAGCAAGGCATTTTCTTTGTCCTTTCGTGATCAGATTTGGAAGGCCAGGAAGATGCGCAGTTCTTCCAGCTTGGCGTCTACTAAGGCCGGGGCCAGTGCGCCATAGTTGATGGAGCCGCACTTCAGCAGGGCGTCGCGCACGTAAACGCAGATTTGACCGGGGCAGTCTGCGGTGGCGGTGGCGGAGCAGTCGGCCACGCCCTTGATGTCAGCCACGGCGGTGGCCACAGAGGCTTCGCCTGTAGCCGGGTCGATCTTCACCAGGTCGCCAGACACAATGGTCTCGCCGACTTTGACGTTCACGAATTTTCGCGATGGCAGGCAGCACGACTTGCAGAGCAAGGTGTTGTTCAGGCTCAAGTCAGTGACTTCAGGGCACTGGTTGATTTTGACGGGATTGATGGTGCAGGTCATGGTTTTTACCTCATGCTTTCATTTTGATGCCCATGATGGACAGAGCCGCCATGGTCGCTGCGGAAGCCTTCTGGTCGTCAGACTGCTCATTGGTTTTGTCGTCGGTCAGCTCGGCGCGAACACCAGCGCCTTCGGTCATTCCCGCTGCGGCTGCAGCACGAATGGGGTCCACCACACTGGCGACTGGTGCGGCGGCTTGAGGGAATGTGGACAGCAGCGACAAAGCGGAATCTGCAGTCATGTCGGTGTTGAACGCCAGATGTTGCGCCGTGGCCGTGCGGCCTTCTGCCGCTGGACTGCCAAGGATTGCCTGAATGCGGGTGCGCTCGGCGGTGGAGCCAGCTTTCAAGCCCTCAGAACGTGCGTCCCCCATCATCTTCTCCACCTCGGCATCTGTCAGGCCGGGGGAGGGATTGTTGACTTGTGAAGTCATTTGATTACCTCTCGGTTGTGTTTCGCCCGACCGGGCGAAGGTTGAAGAAAATGCGGTGACAACCTCGTCAAAGGACATCACCCCATCAACAAGCCCGACTTGTTGCGCCGCTGAAGCCGAGTAAACCCGCGCCTCGGTTGCCAACATGTCTTCCTTGCTCTTTTTACGCCCTGCCGCTGCAGTGCCCGCGAATTTGTCACGCACGGCGTCGATCTCGCCTTGAATACCGGCCTTCACGCCGTCCGGCAGCGCGCCGTATGGGTTGCCGTCCACTTTGTGCTTACCTGAGTGAATCAAGGTAATCTTGACTCCTTGTTTATCAAGTTGGCCAGATCTGTCAGCGTGCGCCACCAGGACCCCGATTGATCCAACTGATGCAGTCTGGCTAGCGAAGACCTTTGACGCCTGCGAGCCGATGAGGTACGCTGCAGAGGCCATTGTGTCGCCAGCGTATGACCACACCGGCTTTTGAGCGTTGGCAGTACGGACAAAATCCGCCATGTCGAACGCGCCAGACACCTCGCCGCCTGGGGAGTCGATATTCAGCAGAATGCCGTTGACTTTTGAGTCGGCCAGCGCCATTTCCATCTTGCCGCGCACACCGTCATAACCCTGCATTCCGCTATCGGGGTCAAGGTTTCCGGTTTTTTGTACCAGTGTGCCTTCTATCGACACCACGGCAATGCCGTTTCCCATGACGGCGTATGGCGCATACTTACCAGCCCCAAACCGCTGCATGCGCACCTGGTAGCTCTCGGCTGTCCGAACCATGCCGGAAAGATCCATTACCGCCCCTTGCGCGTCGTCAAGCTCTTGAGCGCCAAGCCGCTGCCCAAGCGCAGAAAAGAATATTCCGGCATAGATCGGCTCAAGCAGCAAAGGTCTGCTCAGGACTCGTGCAGCGATGTGTGCGAATTTCATAATGTGGATTATGACATATTATTTGATTTTAGAGAATCCAGCCGACCAGCAGGCCAACGGCCAGAGCAAGCCACACCCGAGCACCGGCGCAGCACTCGCAATCAGCCCCTTCGGCTGGCCATGCCAGCAGTCGTGCAAGCTTGACGTTTGCATGACCGTCTTCACAAATATACTTAAGCATTTTTTGGCTCATCCAGGTAGTACTCGGATGGTCTAGGCTTTGCCCATGAAACTTTTCGGTAATCGGCCGCGCTTGCGCAATTGCACAGGGTCACGTATTGGGCGGTTTTGATGTGCCAAAGGCGTGCCTTGTTCACGATCTGCGATGGCTCAGGATGTTTGGCTGTCACCTTGGGTTTCTCCATTGTCGGGGTTGTCCATTTCGCCGTCAGAGTTAGCGGCTGCGTTTGCTGCGTTGATCACCGGATCGACGCCCAGCTCTTTCGCCATGTTCATTTCCTCGGCGCGCTGCTCAAGCATCTCCTCCCAATCCATGCCAGCGTCCGCGGCGATGGATGCCAGAGTGGTTTGATTCGTCTCAAGCTGCAGCTTGTTTGCCCTGGCGTTCTTGAGTTCGTCGATTGGGATTCGGCCCGCACCAAGCCAGCCACAGCGCGAAAACAAGCCCATGCGGCCCAAAAAGTCTTCCAGCTTCACACCGGGAGGCAGGGGCAGCAAACCCCTGACAATGCCCTCTCGCAACCACAGCCGGAAAATGTGCGTTGCATTGCGGGCGGGTCCAAACTCACGCGAAGCCAGCACCGATGCCCATGATTCGGCCATTGCCGCACGGGCAGAGCTGTAGCTTGTCTTGCTGTAGTCGCCTGACAATGACTCGTATGACGTATTCAGGCCCCGCGCCGTGTGGCGAAGCATGGCCTCTTGGAAGGCTGCGAACTGATCACCGGGCGGCTCGGCCCGTGACACGTTGAGCTTTTCGCCCGGGAACAAGTGCGGGATTTTGACGCCATCAAACAGGACAGGGGAGTTCTTTTTGAACGACGACTGAGCGCCGACATACTCCGCGAGCTGTCCAATGCCTGACGCTCCAAGCGCCTCGTGCGCGCTGTTGGGTCCGAACTGGCTTTCGATCACGATGGCCAGAGATGCGGCAATGATTGACAGCTCAAGCTGGATGTTTTCTTGGCGGTCGAGCATCTTGAGCCGCTTGACGACTGAAGCGAACGAGCTGAATCCACGGGTCTGGCTTGATCTTTGCTGCTCAAAATTGTGGATGACCTGAAGCCAGCCAAAGCGGTTGTACTTCGTGATGCGTTGCCATTGATTTGGATCAATGTCGCCACCCAATGTTGAGCGAGAAAAGTCCTCGGGGTGGCGTGTGCGGATATGAAACGCCGTGGCAGCGCCGTAGCTGTCAAACTCAATACCAGCCCTGATTTTTTCAGCGTCCGCAAGCATTGGATTGCTCACACGCTCGGGCTCAACCATGGCAAAGCATGTCCCATACGGGGATTCGTTGAACGGCATAAAGCGCCATTCCCGAGTCAGGAATGATTCGCCTTGCATGAAGCGGGTGGCTTCTGAGTCTCGAAGAATCTCGGTAACGGTGCGCTTGCGCTGGGCGTCAGCAAAGCAAGATGGATCGTCGGCCCATGCGGAGTACTCGCCTTCAATCAGGCGCGCCCACTCTCGAAGCATTGCCCGGTCAAGTCCTAGCGTGCGGTAGTCTGGGGCAAGAATCAGACGAAACTTTGCGCCAACAACCCGGTCTTTGCGCGACTGCACGGCCCCAGATGCGATGCCATTGTTACGAACCAGGTCGATTGTCCTGGCCTCTGCAACCTCTTTGTTGTCCAGCATGTCAGCATCGGCTGATTGGAGCTTTGGCCTCCAGCTTGCCAGTTCTCGGGATTGCCGATCTCCAGCCGTGAAAGCCCCAGCGGTCGGCTTGAGCGAAAAGCTGTCCGCCAACGCACCAGGATTTGCCGAGTGGTCAAGCGGCACATATTTCCGCCTAGCCTTCATTCGCATCCTTCGCATGGGTTGCATGATTTCTGGATGCCTGAAATGCAGCCAGAACCAGCCAAAGTCTGTTCGCTGAACACGGCATGCGCCGGTGCACGGCGTTGAGGGATGCCCAAAACAGCCGCCGACTCAGCGCCGCCACAGGACTGGTGAAGCGACATGATGTAGTTTTTCAGGGCCGGAATGTTTCGCTTGTCATACTCAACTTCGGAATCTCCATGGCGCACGCGAACGCGAGTTTGACCGACCATCAGGGCGTGATAGGCGGCAACCGCTTGGCCGATAGCCTCGGAACAGCGGAACTTTGCATGGCGTGGTGCGCAATTGTCCATTTTTGCAATTATCACGCCGATTTGTGGTTTGTGCAATATTATTTCAAATAAAAATACCACTTCCGTCGATACAGACTAATGCGGCTCGGCGTCACTTCGGATTTACTCATCTAAAAATAAAATCCTAATACCCAAAAATCACCCGTTCATGCTTTCTCCAAGCGCGGCCCAGTCAATCTTGCCCGACTGAGTTGGATCGGCGGCTCTGGATGCTGGATTAATTATGGTTTGAGCTGGAAATTCTGGCTCGGGAGGTGCCGGAACCCTACGACGCGCCCAAACCGGCAACTTCTCCTCTTCATCCCACTGCAAACCCTCTCCGCCGATGGCAATATAGGCTGCAGCGTCGTAAACCAACAAGTCTAACGCCTCGTTTTTGCCTTTCGCGTTCTTCTTAAACCATTTCCCTGTTGCCGGGTCTTGCTCCTCGGCTGCAAGCTCGTCGAAGAACCAACTTTGTAGCTCGCTTGAAGTGTGGATTTTCCCAGGGCCAGGGTCCTGCCTTATCAAGTCAAAGGCCACCTCTGTCTTGATAATATTTGTGCCAACGATCCACAGCGGTACACCGTCAACCTTTTGAGCTGTTGACCGGTTCAGCCGCTTGGCACCCGGCAGGCCGCTGCCCTTGATCAGCATGAGCCGATCCGCGAGCCCGAGTCCTGCAGCCTTGCGCCAAAAGGCGTAGGCGTTGACAGCTGCCTCATCTTTGCCGCCGGTGTCCAGCGTCATGACGCGCACATTCATGTCGCCGCCGCTTGAGTCCGGGTACTTTAGATCGGTCAGGATGGGCAGCAGGGCGTTGAAGTCCTCCGGGTGCGTGAATGGCTCAACCCGCGCTTTTGATCCGTCCGCCATGACCCTCGGTGACTCGGTTATGTTTCGCCGATCCACCAGCCAACGCTCGTTGCTCTTCCCATGGGCGACAACCTGCAACACAAAGCGGTTGATCTGCATGTCAACCGATGCCACAAGAAACCGTCCTTCTGGCGGGACAACGCCAAGCGAGTAATGCTCAGAGAGCGCCTGCAAACCGGTCGATGACCGCTCAGACATAGAGGCTGGCTGCGTGAACGGCAAACCCCAGTCAACGTTCGTTACAACCTTCAGCCGCTCCACAGCACCGGACTCAGCAAACTCTCGCCGGGCAGCGATCATGTTGTAGGCCAGCGATGACCACCGCTGAAAAGCTGCCGCCACACCTTGCATCCAAAAACTTCGTATTCTCGCCACCCTTGGCTTTCCATCCCGCCAGCCGTCCGGCAACCACCTGCCAGCCAAGTTCAGCGCCTGCTTGTGCTTTTCCTCGATCACGCCGCCGCACTCAGGGCAGGCAATGTGAGCGGTTGCAGCCGCCTCCGATGGGTCCGGCAGGTCATCCCACCTGAAATGCTGCATCTCAGCGCGAAACATCTCGCTGCAATGCGGGCACTTCCAGTACCAGCGTTCCATGGTCCCTTGCGCGTAAAGCTGCAACACGCCACCGGCAACCGGAGGCGGCATGTGGGAGTCCGGCGATGGCGGTTTCCAGTCGGCGTCCGTCACGTAGTAACCGGGTGTGCTTTCGGCAATGACCTTGCCAGCAGACATGAAGCTCTGGGTGCGCTTTTTGGCCAAGCTGAACGGATCGCCCTCGCCGCCAATATCGGCAGGCATGCGGTCAAGGTCGGACAGGATGATGCGCTTGATGTTCTTGGACGCCAACTGGCTGACTGTTGGCCAGCCAAGCGTCAGGATCGCCCCGGCAGTTGTCACCTTGTCGAGGACGTTGTCATCCTGCCCGCCGCCGACACGCGAGCGAAGCTCAGGGGAGTTCCGCACAAGCCGGTCAAGGCGGCGCTTGCTGAAGTCCCTGGCCGAGTCCTGAGATGGCATGATCAGCGTGCAGTCTGACGGGTCCACTACCACAGAGTATGTGATCGCACCCTCTGCCAGAGATGCGGTCTTGCCGGACTGCGCAACGCCAACAAAAACCACCGCCTCGTACTCTCTACTGACACTGGCATCCATGGGCTCAACCATGTAGGGCGCGACGTCCGAACTCCACGGCCCATCGTAGCCGCCTGGCGTGCTGATCCGCATGTACTCACGGCATGCCTGAGACATCGAAATTCTGCGCGGTGCACGAACTCGCTCAAAAACCCCAATGGCCTGCTCACGGCCGGACTTGAGCTTGTTCTTTTTGTACGCTTCGTGATACGGTTCTTCGATCATCAGATGCCACCTCGCATTGCGCGCTCGGCGTTCGTTGGTCGTCCGGGTCTGCGTTTTGCGGGTGCAGCTCCGGCCGGCAGTGGGGGGGCGCTGTTAAGTTGTCCAGGTTCTTGCTTGCTCGAGTCCGGCGGAACAACGGCCATCAGCTTTTCATGCAAGCCATCCCTGGCGTTGTCCACCAAGTCACGCATGGCGACCACCACTGTTGAGTTCAAGGCCAGCTTTCGCTCCATCACGTCCGGCAGCGTGTCCAAGAATGTGATCATGGTGGAGATGATTTCAGACATGACCTCGCGGTGCACATCGGTCCGCATCAACTGGCCCTCGGCCACGGCCATCTTCAGGTCTTCATTCCTGATTTGCCTCAATACCAGCTCTCGCCGTGCAGTCTTCAGCGGGTCAAGCGCGCCGCCATCGTCATCGTCATTGAATCGCCTTGCCATGGTCAAAATCCTTTTTTCAGTTCGTGACTGAGTGCATCCTGAGTTGCAATAGGGAGTCGTTTTTCAATCCAGTCTTGCGCCAGACCGAAGAAATCCCATTGCTTTCTGTACTTGGCCTCGTTCACCGCCAAAAACTTCAACTCTACACCGCCAGCCTCTTTTCGCTCATAGATTCCAGGCGGAATCTTCCCGCCCTTCTTCAAATAGAAAAATTGCTTATTCTTTGCAGATGAAAATGCCTCGTTGTAAATGCGCTCGTATATTTTCCTTGGCACGTTTCCATATTTATCAAGTTTCATTTTCTTTGCAGGCACCATCAATATCCCGTCTGGTGATCTGCGTTCGATTATCTTGTTATCGCGTGGCACCCCTTTTGCGATAAATTGAATGTACGCGCCCTGAATGCCTTTGACGCCAAACTTTCCCTCAAGCGGCCCCGATTTTTTCTCAGGCACAGTGGCATAGAAGGCCAAGCCCTTGCCGTCCGAAGTGAATGGCGTTGGCCGGTCAACGTACTGCCTGAGCGTGCCATCCATGTAGTTTCGCAGGGTGTTTGACCCCTTGTTTCCAGCAACGTCAAATGCCAGTGTGTTTCGGATAGCCCCCCTCACAGCTTCATCAGCAAGCGATGGCACATGCTGCAGCTTTTTCCGCAGCTCTTTGTCGTCAAATTTGAGTGTGAGCAT